CTTTGCGGCTGCGAACTCCATTAAGGACACGGCAAGCGGATGGGGAATCAGTGATATTGAAAACCTTGAAGATTTGAATGTTGAGTTTAACAAGGCTCTTTCACAATTAGTTCTTATCAAAGATAAGGTCAGCCGACTGAAACTTATCAACCCCAAGACATCGGGAGTGCCTAATGACGCGCTTACTAATTTCCCCGGTATCCTGAACCCTGTCAACGCGACAGAGGGGAACGGGATTCACTATCTTGACTACCCAAGAGTTCCGGCAGACTTACAGAACGCCATTTCTCTTTTCAAGGATATGTTCTTTCTGGTTTCCGGTTCATTCGATTTGGATATGGCAAGGGAACCCGGTAGAGCAGTATTGGCTTATAAAGCAATCGCGGCTTTATTGGAGCGCGTCAACACCATGATGCGCGGCAAGGTCAGGTCTTATTCGAGGTTAATCCGAGAACGTGGCCGAATGTATCTGTCTATGGTGCAGAACTTCTACACCGAAGACAGATGGATTACCTACAAAGACCCCGAAGGCAACGACGCTTACAGGAAGATAAACGGAACTGATTTCAGGATTCCATTCAAGCTTACCGTTGTCACGGGTTCGACCATGCCCGTTTCCAAGATTCAGTTGAGGGAAGAGGCCATTGCGTTATTCGAGAAACAAGCCATTGACCAAGAAGAACTGTTAGACCATTTAGAATGGTCAGGACGCTCCGAAGTTGTCAAGCGAATGAAGCAGGGAGCTATCGGACAGCTTACCGAGAAAATGGCCGCTTTGGGTATGCCAGAAGAGTTCGCGCAGTATATGAACGCTTTGGTTGGAATGAAAGATAACGACTTCAAAAGAGCTATCAGGGACGGGCAAGTGCCTAAGTTTGAAGAAGTTATCCAAGCCGTTCAGAGTGGCGAACCGCCTCCCGACCCGAAGGAAGAGTCCGATATTATGTTGAAACAAGCTGAAGCCAGAGCTAGAATGGCAGAGGCCGCAAGATTTGAAGCTGAAGCGCAGTTAGCCGCGCAGAAAGCTATTACCGAAAAAATTAAACAGCAGGTGGCTGTCGCGGGGGTGGAATACGACAACGAGCAGTTGAAAATTGACAGAGCCAAAGTGGTTGCCGATATTCAAAAGAGCGAACGAGAAAACAGAGCCTTTGGCAACAAGATACGTCAGGAGCGAGGGTTAAAGAGCAATAATCAGGAAGAAGAGTAATGCCGACACCTAACGCTAATGAGACTGAGAAAGACTTTGTTTCACGGTGTATTCCAATCGTCTTGGACGAAGGAACCGCAAAGGACAACAAACAAGCTGTAGCAATTTGTTATTCGATGTTCCGCCAGCACCAGAAAACCAAAGGCGGGATGTATAAGAATTATCAGGAAGAAAGGAATCGCAGATGATTCTTTGTGATTACGAATGTCCCAAATGTAAAAAAGTAACCGAACACTTTGTTGACGCCCAACAGAAAACCGTCGATTGTAAATGCGGTGGCAAGGCGAAGAAAATAATCTCATTGCCGGGGGTATATGTAAATTCGGAGAACCCGAACTGGATCAAATCTGTATTGGAAGTTGTGGATAAAGAGAACAAGGCACCTCACGTTCAGGAATTTATCAAACATCCAACAAGGGAGAATTACAAACGGTGGATGAAAGAAGAGAAGATTCGTCCCGTGGACTGGACGGAACACGGCGCTCCGCCAACTTACCGTAAGCCTCCCGAACCGGACATGGATAAAATCGCAGGGAACCTTTACCAGAGATTGCGAGAAAGGCAGAGGCTTGAACTTCATGCTTAGTCCTGAAAGCAAGGCGATTGTTCATATTTTACTACGATGTTTGAAAATGGCTGTTTCCTTATTGGAACAGTTGGAGAAAGAGGGAGTAAAGAAATAATCCCATAATGGCTTTCGTTTCCTTTACGCAACGATCAGCCAAATCAACCGCGCTTAGGCCCCGTTGAACAGAAGCACAACGCTTTTGGTCATCGGGGTTTTTTTATTACTCAAACGAAAGGAAATAAAATGGAAGAAAACATGACGACGCTAAACACCTCAGAAGAGATTGTGGAATCGTCGGCCACAGCGAATGACAGACCGGCCTTTGACCCGGACTCTATCGGCCTCATTCACGACCGTGAAGGCGATGTCACGGAACTGAACCCGTCAAAAGAGACGCTAAAACAAGAGGACGAAGATGCTGGAAAAGGGGAAGACAAGACCACTCCCGAACCGAAGAAGGACGCAACAAGTGAAGGAGATGAAACCCGTTTCGACAAACACCCCCGTTGGCAGGAAATGTTACGGGAAAGGGAAGAGGCTAAAAAAGCCGTTGAACAGGAACGGATTGCAAGGGCTAAACTGGAAGGAGAACTTGAAGCGCTCAAAAGACAGACTCAAGTTGAAAAGCCCCCCGTGAAAGCGGATTACAAGGATATTACAGCGCTCACAGCGGAAGAGATTGCGGAATGGCAGGCCACAGACCCCAAAGGTTTTGCGGCGAATATGTATGCGCAGGTCAAGTCTGAAGCCCTGATGAAAATGCAGGAAGACTTCAGGGCTGAACGGGAGCAGGAGAAACAGCGGATTAGCATTGAGAAAACCTACAAGGAATTTGAAGACAAACACAAAGACTTCAAGCCTATGTGGGACTCCGGGGAAATTGTCAGATTTATCGAGGCGAACCCCGGACACAATCCGATCAGTGCCTACCATGCCATGACCTACGAAACTCGTATGCAAAAAGCAATCGAAGAAGCCAGGGCGAAAGCCATTAAGGAGACCGAAGAAAAGGTCAACAAAAACTGGCAGGCAAAAAGAACGGCGAGGGTGTTGGGAGCTGGCCCATCGGGGGCAGGAACCGAGACCGAAGACAAAGAACTGAAAGATGTAAAAACGCAAGGTGGGCTTTATAACGTCCTTGCGAAACGGCTTGACCGTTTGAGGGCTGCCCACTAGCTAAGTGGAGGATATTATTATGGCTTTAACATTTTCCGAATTGCAGTCTGTGACTGATGATTATTACAAAACCGATGGTGGAAAGGCGTTCGATATTTATTTCGATACGTCTTTCTTCATGGACAAATTCTTAAACAAGAAATTCGGTATCTACGAGAAAGTGGATACCATGAATGTCAAGATTCCTTTGGAATATGACATGAGCGAAGGCGGGTTCTACTCTCGTGGTGGAGCGATTTCTTCTGACGACAAGGTGACGATTAACGCCGCCAAGTTCGCTCTCAAGAATGCCTATGGCAACGCGACCATTTTTGACACCGATGAACTGGCCAACTCCGGTTCTTACGGCAAAGTCAAGTTGATTGTGCAGAAGGTTTCCAACGCGCAGAAAACCATTGCCAAGAAGATTGCACAGCAGATTTACAACTCTGCTACGGACAGCGCTGCGGAAATTTCCGGTCTTTTGTCCCTGTGTTTTGGTGGGACTTCTACGGCTTATGGGCAGATTACCCCGACCGACCTTGTTTCGACGGACGGTTCTATGCCGTGGGCTTCCGTGAACACCACAACCACAGAAGGCATTTCGCTGGATGTTATCAGGACGCTGGCGACTTCCGCAAAGATTTACGATGGCCCGAAGGGTAAGCCGGATATTGGTCTTACGACCGAAGCCCTGTTTAACATCATTGCGGGACGTTTGCAGGTTCAGCAGAGATTCCAGCCGGACACCGACACGGCGAAAGCTGGTTTCACTAATCTGGTTTTCGAGCAGAAAATTATCGCAGCCGACGACTACTGCCCCTCCGGTTATCTGTTCTTGCTGAACAGTAATTTTGTGGGGTGGGCCGTGCATAGAGACGGGTTCTTTACCCGGACGCCGTGGGCGGATTTGATTACCGCCAACGTGTTTGCGAAGTCCATGAAAGTCAAATTTCACGGGAACATTGTTTGCTCGAACCGGAAAGCACAGGCCGGTCACAGCAACCTGAGCTAATTCATTTTTAAAGGAGAGAAGAAATGACTGAACCTATCAAAATCAATGCTTGGGCGCAGGGTTTGTATGAAACCTCTACGACTAAGAAAGAGTGCTTGGGTGCAAAACGCATCACCGAAGACGGACGGGAGTTTCGTTATTGTAAGGCAGGAGGAACTTTGATTCCCGGTGGCGCTACCTATGGCCCTGCCTTGACTGCTCACCACGTTGCACAGGTACAGACCTTCGGCGCCGCAAATGCCGTTGGC